GCACTAAGACCACAAACAGCAGCACCAGTAGGTGTAGCAGCAAATAACACATATTGGGCAAATCCAACAGGCGTTACTTGGGGTATTTGGGAATATCCTACTTCAGGATCAACTTGGGTTAACAAAATACCAACAGTAGAAATTGTTTCTAGTGGTAACCCAACAGCGACAGCAGGTGCAAACGGCACTTATTTAGTATTAATTACTAATGGTGCATCAACTACTACATTCACTTATTATAAGAGTGATGGTTCAGCTTGGGCAGCATTAGCTAATAACAATACTAAGTTTTCACCACATTATACAGCACCAACTGCACAAGGTGATGCTTCAGCACTTATCGGTGGAGATGTTTGGATTAAAACAACATCACCGGGCACTGGATTAAATTTTGCACCAAGTTTATACACAACAGCTTCAGCAGTATTTACAAGCAAAGCAGTTACTTATGCAGATGACGCTGCTCCAGATGGAACAACAGACGACATATATGCTAATGGTTCATCAAGCGTAGCACGTTCTTTATCAGATGGCGATCTTTGGTTTGACTTTGATGACACAACTTCAAGTATTGAACTTAAACGTTATGACGGTACAGCTTGGGGTAGTATTGGATCAACAGGTACATATCCAGTATCAGCATCAACAACACAACCATCAGGCGCACCAGCAACTGGTACACTATGGCATAATACTACTGTAAATGATTATGCAGTATTTGAAGTAGTATCAGATGGCGGCGTTCAAAAATGGAAAAGAGCAGCAGCTCCAACATATGCAACAGTAGCTCCAGCAGTTGGCGCAGCAGGTACATATTGGATTGATACAGATGCAGCAGTAACTCCAACAATTTATCGTTCAAACGGCACAGCATGGGTTGTTAAAGATAATGCAGACCAAAGTACAGCAGCAGGTGTTGTATTTGGCGACATTACTGATTTAGACACAGCAGCAGCAGGATTTGTTATTGCAGCGAACGTTTTAGCAGGTGGAGCAAATCCATTGTTATTCCCAGTCGGAACAACAGCAATAAACATGTGTCGTTCAGGCAACACAGTAAGAGAATACAATGCGGCATTAACTACATCTTGGAAATGGCGTAACAAAGCATCTAACCAAGCAGACGGTTCAGGATCATTTGGTAGACTAGGACAGCGTAAAGTTGTTACAGTAGCTATGCAGGCTTCAGCAGGAAAAGCTGACCACCGTGAAGCTACAATAGCTTTCCGTTTAATAGCAGCTCCAGCATATCCAGAACTTTATGACGAAATGATTACATTAAACGCTGATAGAGACGAAACAGCCTTTATTATTGTTGATGCTCCATTCCGTTTAAATAACACACAAGCAATAACTTGGATTCAAGGTACAGCGGCAACTGAAAATGGTGAAAAAGGATTAACTTCTAAAAACACTTACAGTGCGGCATACTATCCACATGCATTAACAACTAATCCGTCAACAGGCGATAGCGTTGTTGCTCCAGCTTCACACATTGCACTTTACACTTATGCGTACAGTGACAATGCTTCATACCAATGGTTTGCACCAGCTGGTTTGACACGTGGTGTTGTACAAAATGCATCTAATGTTGGTTACTTAAATTCAGAAAATGAATTTGTTAAACTAGCATTAACGCAAGGTTCAAGAGACTTAATGTATACTAACAAACTTAACCCAATCGCAAGATTCCCGGCAGAAGGCGTTGTAGTATTTGGTCAAAAATCATTGCATGCAAGTGCTTCAGCATTAGACAGAGTTAACGTTGCAAGACTTACAGCTTATCTAAGAGAACGTTTTGCAGAGATATCTAGACCATTCTTGTTTGAACCAAATGATGAAGGTTCGCGTAAGAACGCTAAAGCAGTATTTGATGGCTTCTTAGCTAACATTATGCAACAGCGTGGACTTTACGATTATGCAGTTGTTTGTGACACAACAAACAATACAACAGCCAGAATTGATGCAAATGAATTTTATGTTGACGTGGCAATTGAGCCAACTAAAGCAGCAGAATTTATTTACATTCCAATTAGAATTGTAAACACAGGCGAAATTTAAGCTAATAACGTTTTAATATACAATAAAAGGCTATTATAGAAATATAATAGCCTTTTTTATTGACAACATATCATAAATACATATACAGTTAGAGAAACTGAAAATACAGGGCTTCAAAAAGTGACTTGTCATTTTTACCAAGTATTTGATAAATACAATATAACAGAAATACTACAATATAGTATCAAAGGAGAAAATAAATGGCTGTAATTACAAATTTTGGAGTACCGGTTGATGGCACTGCTACAACACTTATGCCAAAACTACAATATCGTTTTAGGGTGAGGTTTACAGGCTTCGCTGCGGAACATAAAGAAGTGACACAAAACGTGATAAGCACATCACGTCCAAACTTAACACATGAAGAAGTTGTTGTTGATTCATACAACTCAAAAATGTACTTAGCAGGCAAGCATACATGGGAACCAGTAACAATTGTGTTCCGTGATGATATGTCTTCAAAGGTAATCAAAGCAATTGGCGCTCAACTTAATAAACAAGTTGATCACGCAGATCAAGCAAGTTCTATAGCAGGATCAGCATATAAATTTGGAATGCAGATTGAAACACTAGATGGTAACAACACAACACCAGTAGTATTTGATCAGTGGGATTTATCAGGTTGTTTTATTACACAAGTACAATATGGTGATTTAAACTATGCAGATAGTAATATGGTGCAAGTTACAATGACTGTAAGATTTGACCAAGCTGCACATATATTAGAAGCAACTGCAGATGATATGTTATCTAATAATTCAGCAACATTAGGATCTAAAGGTTCTACAGGTATTACAGGATTTGGCGCAGAGAAACCAGGTAATTTAAGTTAAATTAACTAACTAACTAAGGGAGTTAATTATGTCTGAACAAAAGATTGGTGGTAAAGCGTATAGGCTCTACAGTCAGGGCCTATCTGCTTACGACGAAGTTACCGCTATACCTAGAAATAAGTATAATTTTACAGTTCATTTCTACCTCAGTACTAACGAGGTAGGTCAGCCTAAATATCTTAAATTAGAAACAATTTCAAATATACAAATGCCATCATTTGTATATAGACAACAAACACTAAATAGGTACAATGCAAAAGAAATAATTCAGACAGGAATAGATTATACTCCTATAACAATGACAGCGTATGATACTAAAGATGCTGTCTTTGAAAACTTCTTAAAAAGCTATGCAGAACATTATTTCTCAGGTCCAATGAATGAGCGAGACTACAACGACTTTATAAATAATCCAAAAGGTCTGCAACTTAGAAATTCCAAGAATTATATATCAACAATGACTATCACTAGAACAGATTCTGCAAATCAGAAAAACATAATAGAAATATTTCATCCATTTATTACTAACGCAGATGCAGATACACTAGATTATTCAGATAGTAGTCCTTCTACATTCCGAGTATCGTTTGGTTATGAAGGATATAGAATAATTAGCGGAACTGAACTAGCTACAAGAACTGGTGGATTTCAAGAATCGACTCAAATATTAGAAGGTGATATGGGAGCAGGATATTATAAGAATCAGTATGCAGTTGCAAATCCAAACGGACCACCTGGCAGTGTATATGCCTCAAACAAACCAGAACTATATGGATACCATCCAGTTGGTATGGAAACCGGAAGTAGTCACCAAGCAAGTGGCGGCCTGACTAGCGAAACCGGAAGCGACTTTATGTTTGGCGATGGCGATGGCGTGACTGACATTGGAGAGGCATCAGCAGCGACACTCCAAGCCGCTGGCGGCATGACTAGTGAAACTGGAAGCGACTTTATGTTTGGTGATGGCAAAGGCGTAGTTGGTGAAGGCGAAATACTAACTGAAATAGATGGCCAGACATACGTAAAATCATCTGCCATTGTAAAAACATCCCTATCTGGCAAAACCGGTGCACAATAAATGCCTAAATTCCAAAACGGAAAATACACCCCTTCTAACCCTGCTAAATACTTAGGTAAGCGAATTCCACATTATAGAAGTGGATGGGAACTAGCAGTATTTCGCATGTGCGATAATCACCCAGCTATATTAGGTTGGGGAAGTGAAACACACAGAATACCTTATAAAAACCCACTTACAGGAAAGCAGAGTAACTACGTACCTGATCTATTACTTGTGTACAAGGATAGAAAAGGAGCTAACCATGCAGAGTTTGTAGAAATTAAACCCGCCAGTCAGACATTAGGCGAAGCAAAAACACAATCTCAAAAAGCAGCGGCAGTGGTTAATCATGCTAAATGGGAAGCAGCTAATGCATTTGCAAGAGCCAAAGGCATGGGGTTCAGAGTTATAACCGAGCACCAGATATTTAATAAACCTAATAAATCTAAGAAGCGGAGAAAATAATGGATTATAAAACAGTAATAGAAAACAGACACACTACGTTTGCATGGAGGGAAGATAAAATACCTACCAAAGAACAGATAATGGAAATAATAGAAGAAGCATACACACATATTCCTTCTAAGAATTTACAGTTTCCATATCAAGTACATTTATTTAGAAATGATGATTATGAAATTAGTAAAGAAATAATGACCATTTGTAAACGAAACCAAGGACATACAATAGAAGAAGATCGTGGAAACCCACAAGTATTAGCGCCATGGTTAATTGGATTTTCAGCAAGATATGTAGCAGACTTAGAAATTAGATATGAGCCTGAATCAACTAAAGGAATACTTGATGGAAAAGGACTAGGTACTAGACGAACAGAAAAGGTATTTATTGGCGACAACAAAAGAGACATATCAGCAGCTCAAGCACAAACTGAAAATATTGAAATTGGATTAATGAGTGCATTTATTATGTTAGGTGCTGCAAATGCTGGCATACAAACAGGAATGTGTCAGAACATTGATGGAGATTTTGATAGAGCAGCAGAAATATTTAATATTGATGCAGATGAAAAGAGTCTAGACTTTAGATTTATGATGGGAATTGGATATGGTAAGGACCCAAGCGTAAGACATAATTATTATGATCCACGAATAAGTAAAGATAAACCTATTCCATTTGCACCAAATGATGTAGAGTCTTTTTATCCAAGACCAGCTGTTAATGATATTATAAAAGACGTTAACCATGACTAAAAAATTAGAAGAAGAATTAAACTTACCATCTTTAGATGAGCTACTTCCACATGAGGAAGAAGAAACTGCACCTACTGTTGAAGAAGTTAGAAATGAAATAGCTACTATCGAAGGCGAAATGAGTATGGTCGACAGAGCTAATATTGCTTTGCCAACGGTAGAAGGATTAGAACAATTAGATAGAGAAATGGACGACTATGCTAAAAAAGCAATGGAAACATTTGAAGATCTAGTAGATTTAGGTAAAAATGTAGAAGATAGACACGCAGCTCCTATATTTGATAGTGCATCTAAGATGCTTGCAGCAGCGTTACAAGCTA